GAAATCACCCACTGCCTTTATGATCCAGGCAAGTTCCAATGTGGCTGGTGCACCGGTCTCTTTTATCGATGTGCCATTCATAAGCCAGATAGATACCTCTCCCGTGGTGAGGTTTTGAAATACGATATCGCTCTTACCGTCGTAGTTGAAGTCTCCTATGCCCATTATCTGCCACGTCAGTCCAACGGTTGCCGGAGTGCCTATGCTTTTAATCGTGGAGCCATCCATGAGCCAGATAACGATCTGACCGGTAGCGAGGTCCTGTAAAACGATGTCGCTCTTGCCATCGCCATCGAAATCCCCTGCGCCCTTAATCTGCCAGGTGAGGTCTATGGTTGAAGGTGCCCCGCCATTGGTAATTGTCGTCCCGTCCATAAACCATATGTAGGTTTCACCGGTCTTTAGGTTTTGCAGGACGATATCGCTCTTGCTATCGCCGTTAAAGTCGCTCTGTTTGGCCCTGACGATTGTGTTGAAGTTGGCCGAAACGGACTTGTCGGAGGTTATTACCATTACACAGACTGCCGTTGTGTTAGTGGAACATCCAGTCCAGGCTGTAAATGTTGACCCGGTATTTGCCGTGGCCGTAAGTGTTACCTGTGTTGCATTGCTATACGTAACAGTGCCTGTTAAGCCGTTCCAGGTGATTGTTCCAGGTGATGCCGTGACGGTACCTGAGCCGGTGCCTGTCATATTAATCGTCAGGGTGGCTGCCTCAACAAAAGACAGACCGAACAACAGTACACAGCTCAAAACCAACACGGGAAAAAGATATCCCTTTCTTGATAACATAATTTACCCTCGCATTTCTTAAACTTTTAAGTTGTGAAACAACCCATCGTTTATTATACCACTATATAGCGTGAATTTTCAAATTCAAGGTCTTGCGGGGTTTGCAGGTCAGTGGATAAAATGGGTATGAGTACATAGTTACGGTGTGGGGTTGCGTGCCTTATTGTTATGTATCCGTGTCCTTATTTAGAACTTGAAATATATGACGAAGATTCCGATAACGGACAGGATGATCATGATTGTTAGAGTAATGCTGATGCGGTCGGTCTTTCTTTTGCTTCTCAATGCACTTACGATCAAGCCAACGGCGGATAAGATAAGAAGGCCGGTGGCCACAATAAACATGTTTTTTACCATGGTTATATCCCAGGAGAAGCGAGGTTTGTTATATATACCTTTTGGGTCAAAGATAGAGGGTTGCTCAGGCATGGCAAAGTAGAAGAACACCCAGATTTGAAATAGCAGGAACCAACCTATGCCTATAATCCAGGAGATGGCTTTTTTCACTGCATCCGGTCCTTTACGTCTATCCTTTTTCTTTTCCTGTCTGTCTAAAATCATCGAAGGTTCTTACTTTTTCTTAGTACTCAAACTGAGTTACTGCGTGTGTTATTGTCGTATCGACCGTCCAGATATTGATGGATTTATCGAATGAGGCAGAGAACAGCCGGTGTTCTGACATATCTATGTCATAGACGCTGTCCGTGTGTCCGCTGAGGGTGTTTAACAGTTCACCGGTATTAAAGTCCCACACCCTTATTTTTTTATCCCAACAGCCGGTAAACAACATGTTGTTAAAGACCTTGACGCAGTAGAATCTTCCACAATTACCCTTGATGGCATTTAACAGGGCACCGGTTTTGATATCCCAGATACGGACGGTGTCATCCCATGAGGCCGACACGATCTTGTCTCCTGCCAGACATAATGACCATACGTTATCCATGTGCCCTTCAAGGACCATTTGTAGTTCAGATGTTTTTATGTTCCACACCTTAATAGTCTTATCCTCTGAGGCTGATATTATTTTATCCCCTGCAGTGACAACCGACCATACGCTACCATTATGTGCGTTGATACTCTTTATCAGGTCTCCTGAGTCCAGACGCCATATTTTTATGGTTTTGTCCTCCGACCCGGACACTATAAAGTTACCGGTTATGGCAACCGAAGTTACCCAGGCTGCATGGCCTCGCAGTGTTCTAAATGGCGAATTTTCATCGAGGTCCCAGATGACAAGCGTACTGTCCTCCGAGGCTGAGACAAGTCTCCTGTTGGAAAGGGCTACCGCGGACACACCATCGGTGTGCCCCATAAACGTATAGACATGAGTGCCTGTGCCGATATCCCAGATCATTACAGACTTGTCATCCGATGCGGAGTACATACGGGTGGGGCCTACGGCAAGGCTGTTGACTGGTCCGTTGTGGGAATCCAGCCCCTTGTTTACCGTGTATTGGACGGAGGCCAGGAGCTTTTTCACCCTTCGTATCTTCGGGTCATTGGAATATATACCGTTAGGGTATCTGCTGATGTATTCCTTGCAACCGGTTATAGTTTCACATTGGGCATACAGGAGTTCCTCTAGTCTCTGTTTTACTTCTCTTATGTATCTCCCTGCGGGGTAGCGCTTTGCGTACTCAACGCAACCAGCGACTTCTCCGGTATTGGAAAAATATTTATCTTCTATCGCGGTTTTTGCTTCTTGTATGTGCTCACCCTCGGGAAAGCTGTCCAGATACGACAAAAACTCTGCCAGCTCGCCACTAACAACGGCCTTTTTCCAGTAAAAGGTCTCCGTGTATCGTCTCTCCAGCTTTACATCGATGACCTTGTCTGCCCCACGGGTGACGGTAAACTCGCCATCGTAGACGTAGAAACTGCCATCATCATCCGTCTTTTTTATTACGAGCTTGTGTTTACCCGGTAGTACCTTCAGATCAACAGGTACCTCGCCTTGGGCGATATCATCGAGTATAACCTCTGCGCCGAGTTGATCGCACAATACCTTTATAGTTGCCCTCTGCTTGAAATAAGAGACAAACTCCAACACTATAGCCAACATCCCTATCAAGATAATTACAATGGCTATCGTACTCATCGAATCACCCAAACTCCAAATCACATCCTTTCACAAAGTATTCTATCTGCATCATAGGGATATTATAGCATATAAAAATATTTTGTTTCATCTATTTTTAACAGAGGGGTGCATAAACTTTTGGTGGGTAAGATAAACGGGGTCAAGGGGGCTTCTTTGTGGCGGGGGTGCCCCACCCCCTCCCTTGCGAGGGGGTCTGAGGGGGAGCAGAGCTCCCCATTCTTTTCTTCTCTTGCATTCAAATGCGATTGTCCTGGGGGCGGTATTTATGCTATGCCGCAAGCTCGTTTCTGACATTGTCACGCTGACTCCACCTTACTGCCTTTACCCCATAATTATTCAAAGCATCTTCAACACCGCTTGGTATGGTATCGTTGTGATCGTTTAGGAGGGCATATGCACTTGATTGTTCTGAGCGCACCCCTCTTGTATCAGTCCACCTGAAAACAATTTCTTTAGCCGTATCTCTGTTGGGTCTATTTATCGCTTGCACAATACGTTCAGGCGCTGTCCTCGATTTTGGTATCACAAAATCAAACATATTGTCATAGCCACTTTTGCCTGTAAACTTAACTTTTGGCGTATACCTTATGTCCAACAAATCAAACCACGACTCTACCTCCTCAATGAACAGACTCTTAATTGTCGGAGAAGCAAGGAAAAACATATCGTTGACGGTAAGCATCGCCTGTATGAGATTGTGCTTTTTAATCGAAAAGTTATCGGCAGTGGCATGTATCTCAAGTACATCATGACTCCTTTGAACACCAAAACCGGCAAGGGACATTCTAAGCAGGTCTTGCCTCTTGATACTGTCAAATTTGCATCCGGAATTCAAGAGGTCGTTAATAATATAGCCATCGTCGTTGAGCACGTATCCACCATTTTGCTTTTTGACATAAATCTGTAAGCAATCGTTATGACGGTCAAGATGTGGGGTGGTAATCTGTACCCAATCATTTCCGATATTCTTAATGGTAGTCTTGTCTTTTAACCATCCAATGTAGTTGTCTATCAAACTTTGTATTTCGTCTGTCATGTGAACAATCCGTTCTCTATTTTTGGAGGTCTGACTATATTACAAAACTGCATGAACTCTTGTAATGTCTGCCACTGGTTGTCTTGACCTGTTCTGAAATGTACATTTTGATAGTGCGATGCGTCCCCTCGTGATGTCAAGCATAAATTCCTCACGCTTATTCTCAGAGACAAGCGGTATCCTCAGAGCGCCTCCGAAATCCGGATAGTCTGTCCTGTTGTCATTGATGCAGTACTTAGACATCGCTATCAAAGCATCAGCCTCTGCCTGTGAAAGGTCAATATCCATATCCTAATTATAGCAGATTTCGATCTGAATGAGTGAGTGATAAAAAAACAACGGATGTACAGGAGTTGTAATAGCTCACCCCCCTATTAGGAAGAAGGAAAGAAAGGGGCTATGGCCCCCCTTTAGCCACCCGGCATAAAAGGGGCAGAGCCGCCCCCCTTCTTTCTTGTAGATACCTCTATGATATGTCTTCATTGATTGATGACAGGGTGTTGATTGCCGATAGTGCGCCGGAGGCGAGGTTTTTGTAGACATCGGAGGCTGCCGCTGCTGCATTTATACGCAACGATGCCTGTTGGGCGAGTTTTTTGAGTTCCAGCTCTGCCCTGCTGATGCTCTGCTTGGCCACCTCGATGTTGGTGTCTGCGTTGAGCTTGCCGCTCTGGATAAATAACTCGAAGGACTTTGCCATTGCTGCCACTTCACTTGAGTAGGCCTGCAGGTCGGCACTTTGCATCTTTGCGGCGGCATCGATGTTGAGCTGCTGTTGTTGGAGCGTGGCCTTGTAGGCGTCCAGTTGTGCGTTGTAGACCTCCAGTTTCAGACGTGCTTCATCGGTTTGCGCCTTGAGGTTGGAGTCGTTGAGGGAGGCCGTGAGCCTCTTGCCCTCCAGGGCACTCTGATATGTCTTGAGCTGGTTTTCGTAGAGGTTGATCTTCAGTGTTTCGGCATTGACTGCGGCCTCATGTAGCTTGAACTCAAGGTCGCTGCCCTCGATGCTTGCCTTATAGGCCTCGACGTTTGCCTTAAACCCCTCCAGACGTAACCCCTCCATTGTGGCATAGAGGTTTGCCGCCTCCATCTCCGTCTTGTATGCCTGCAGGACGGTGTTGACCTGATCACACTGGAGCTTGTATAGTGCTATCAGGGCGTTGTTTTTGTCCTGACTCTTGCCACGCATGGCCTCGGCATGGCTCTTGTACAGCTCGGCCTGTGCAGTTGCCCCCTTGAGGTTGGTCTCATATGCGAGAGCCGCAGCCTTAAAGCCGTTGATGTCGGCGTTGTAGCCTTCCACCTTCAGGTTATACAGCCTGATGCCGGCCTCAAGGGTCGCCTTTGCCGCATTCAGGGAGCGTTCGGCGAGGCTGTTGTGGTAGCTTATGAGGAGCCCCTCCAGGGCAATCGCCTTTTCAATGGCAAACTGTCTGTTCTTTGTGTTCAACTCCGCCTGCTTGATGGTTATATCGCGATTGAGGGTGGAGGCGGCATTTGCGGCCTTCTGTCTGGCCTTGTCGATGGCGGCAAACATCGCCCCCGTGGGGATGGCAAAACCGGATGCGGCAAAGGTGCGCTTGACGTCTTCTATTTCCTGGGCTGCGTTGAGGTGTTCGCGCTCCCTGGCCGCCTCCCACAGCAGTGTCTCAACGGCTGGACATATGCCCGTGGAGGCCTCCCCGCAATCGATGTCGTTAAGCAGGGCCGTGGAGACGGCCTCCTGCAACGTAGAGGTATACAGAGGCTCGTCAAATTGAAACCGCTCCGTTGGCGCCGTCAGGTCAAGGATTGGTGCCGTGGTGGAAAACGCCTCGATAACGATGTTGGGCGGGGGCGGGATGTCGGCCCCCTCGATATCGGGAATGGCAGGCATGTCTATCGTGGGCTTTGAGGGCAGACTGAGGCTGTCCCCAAAGGAGGGCACCTCCGGTCTGGCCGGCAGGTTTATCTTTGGCGGAGGCGGGAGATTTAGTGCCGGCGCCTGTGTCGGTAGATACGCCGAAAGCTCCTCAATGCCTGGATGGGTGGGGACGCTAATGTCAAGACTGGGCACCGTGGGGACACTCCCCACGCTTGTGTTGACTGAAAATCGTAATGGTTTGGCCGCCCTTATAGCCTCCAGCGCCTCCTGGGAACGGTCAAACAGAGACCATGACCATTCTACCGGTCTTGTCAGGTTAAACTCGGTCTCCCCTATCTGGGCCAGTCTGTCAATGAATGACCGTGCCTCGGCCATCTGCTTGTCAGCATAGTTCTGGGCATCACGTATAATGTCTTGTGGATTAGTTGTCATCATATCTCCTTATTAGCTGCGTTTTTTTGTTTATCTTGTTCTTACTCATTTCATGTGGATAATTTTTCTTGTCCCTACCTGCCTTTTTGCCGAAGGCAGGCTAACGGATGACGGGTCGGGACGACCCGTTATCCATTCCCAAGCCCACAACCTTCCGTATACGCCCCAACCTAACCACCAAACCTATGCAAATGGGGTCAAGGGGACTGGTCCCCTTGCAGGGGGTTCTGAAGGGGGGCGGAGCCGCCCCTTTCTTTCCCTTCTTCTTTTTCTTCTTCTTTTTCTTCTTCTTTTCCTCCACCGCCGAACTCCGCTTAGGCCATGCCTATGGCGGCCAGACCGGATAACGGAAAGCCGGCCAGTTGTGGTTCATCGTCATATGAAAGAAACTCATCTCTCTGCCCGCTTGCTATGTTTATAATACCGATTACCCTGTGTTTAAATATGTTGTTTTCATAGAGTCGATATGTATAGGCAATCAGGCCCTTGTATATCTGACATGAGACGGCATTAATTGAGTTTGTACCCGATGTCAGTACAACCTTTGTCACCCCCCCGCCCTTTAAACGGTAGGCCATCTTGTAGTATGTATTTGCGCTGTTTGTGCTTTGATGGACGATCATAACGCCAGGCTCATAGTAGCCCTCCGCCGTGACATTAAGCTCCGTGTACGTGTAAAAGACTATGAACGTCTCATCCGCATTGATGTTGTCATACATCAACACGTGCAGCTCTCTGGTCCCCTTGTTTTGACTTCTGAAGTGGCCCTCGGCGTAGGCAGGATGAATCGTCTTTCCGTCATAATACATTCTCAATGGTGGCAGGGCTATCCCTGCAGAGCCGGATATCTTTAAATCGGCCAAAAAGCCTACGAGATAGTTTGGCCAATCTCCACACCAGGCCTTTTGTGCAACAATGTGTTTGACCATCCAGTGTTCGATAAAGATAGTCGGATATTTCTCTGCGTGTTCCTGATATGTAAGTTCCTCTATGGGGACGGAGCCCATATGCAGGTCCTCATAGTAGGAAGTCAGACCACGCTCGCATAGAAACGGAAAGGTCCCCGTGCGCTTTTCATCTGAACAGCGGCGAAGGATGCCTATCTCGATATCAATCGTGACCACTCTGGCGCCAAAGATGCTATATGTCTGTTCCTTCCTGACCGTCTTGACGAGCGCCTGTGTTGGGCTCAGGGCGGCAATAGGGACATGGAACTTCCACGAGTATCCGTCGGCAAAGGGATTGGGGGTTTCGTAGTCTTCGCCAATTAGGCCGCCCAGCTTCCAGGGCCCGTTGGTGGTGTCTCTGTACTGTATGTGCCACCTGTTCCTGGCACGTCCTCTGCCGCCGTTATAGGGCATCAGTCCGACGTAGAACAGCCCAAAGCCCAAAAACGTTGGCTTCCAACGGAAGTCCCTGCTTAATACTTTGGTATTGTCCCGTGGGTCGAGGATGTAGTTGCATCTGGCGTTGTAGGAGTATTCAAGTCCGGCTTTTCCGGCTGCGCCTGTGGGGGGTGTACCAGTACCTGTGGTGGCAGTTGTGTGTGTGGGCATCATGGCCACAGCGGACCCTATCAGCCTTTTACGGCCAAAGAGATTATCAACGGCCGCCCAGGTTCGTTCCATCGCATCGGTGTTATCGATCAGTGGGTTAAACGAAAAGATGCTTGGCAGCGTTGCAAGTATCTCACGGGGACTGGATTGGATGACGAGGTTTTGTCCTTTATCCTCAATCTTTAACTGCTTGAGTTTTATTTCGGCAGGCTTCAACTGTATGGTAGAACCCTGGTTAGTGATAATCTGGTAGGTCAACACCCTGTATTCATCCTTGCCAAGAGTGTCAAAGGGGTCAGTGGTTGTGGCGATATGGATGAGGATCAGGGTAAAGGGTTTTTTGAGGGCACGTATACGTATCAGGTCCATACCTCCAGTGGTTTTGGCATAGACACGCCCCGTGGTGTCGACCCCGGCATTGTCCGTAATGAGGCCGGAGTAGGCGCCTGCAGCACTTTCGGGGTCAGAGTTACGCCATCCGACGCGACCAAAGAAGCCACCCCCAACAGGGCTAATGGGAATGACCCCAAAGATATCAGTGTTGCCCCCTCCCCCTCCCCCTCCCCTGATGTGGCCGGTACTGTTGTGGTCAACGATAATCCCGGTGTTGGAGCCACCGGAGCCATCTCCGGAGCCATCTCCGGAGCCATTGCCGAAGCCCCCGCCACCAGTGCGTGTACCTCCACTTTGGATGCGGGCATCTCCATAAGAGATTGACTGTACAAAGATGGTGGCACCCTCAAGTTTTATGTGGCGATTATCACTGCTAATGCCGCGCTCTTTCATGGAGGCCTTTAGTTCTCTGAGTTTTTTCTTGGCAAAGGGCAGGTATTCTTTACCACCCTGTATGTCTAATCTGAGAGGGTTCATGGTCTGACCTGCCTATTTGTTTGTTTGCGCAGGCTGTTCCTGTCGCCGGCCCCGGCGCAGCAATGCAAACACGGGCGTTATGCTGAGGACGTTGATAAATGCACCTTTGATGTTTTCAACGACTATCCCCCAGTACCTGCCAACGACCCCCCTGGAGAGTTTTACTCTAGCCCTGTACAGGCCCTCTCCCCCCCCGAGGGCCGTGCTGCCCTGGTAGACCGCCTCCGTGGCATAGCATATCTGTACAAGCCCCTCATCCGTTATCACCTTCAGTCGTATAGGGGCGGTGGCATCCGTGTGTGCAGAGCTGAGGGAGACGTATATGTCGGAGATGTTTTTGAGTCCCGGGGTGGAGTAGTCATTGGTGGCCGTCTCAAAGGAACAGTCAATGGGCGCCCCGTTATCCGTCAGACCGCCAAGGACGAATATGCCATCCTGGGAGGCCCCAAGGGTTATGCCATCCAGTGTGGCAAGGCTGTTAAAGTTGTACCCCCGGTACTGGCTTAGTGCCATGTTCTTTAGGTTCAAAATCCATGCTGTCATAGTGTTATTCTCCTATTTGGTGCGCAGATTCTCCTCCCTTGTATGGGAGGGGTTAGGGGATGGTGGCATAGAAGTCCCTGCATCCGACGCCTTCGGTTAAGAGTTGTGGTGTTTTCATTGTGCTCTCTGCCAGGGGGTTGCTGAAGGAGATAGACAGGAGACCCGGTACAGGCACGTTGGTGTTGCAGGAGGCCGCGTTGCCGGTTGCAAGGGCGGTGGAGAGCTGCAACGTGGGGCATTGGCCCTGCATCGTCCAGTTGTTGCCTGTTGCCAGGGTGGCTCCAATTGCGGGTCTTGGCAGTCTTAGCAGCGACGTTATTATGTGGCTGGTGGTGATGTTTCCCTCCGGGGTCAGTGATGGCATCCCGGTCTGTGCAGTGGCAACGGAACCGGTTAGACAGAGCGCCTCGGAGCGGATGGCTCTCATGGGGATATCCGAGTGTGGGTTGGTGGCGGAGTCGGCACTAAACTGTCCCAGCGACAGTGCCACCGTTGCGGTGCAACCGGCAAGCTCGGTGCCGACCCCCTGCAACGGTAAGAGTGTCATCTGTCCTGCGACGTTGTTGCTGCCCGTTAGCAGTGTATCAAACACCGGCAGCGGCAGGGCAACGTTGACTGAGGCATCAGCCGGCGTGTCGGCTGAGAGCATCGGCGAAAACAGCGTGATATCTACAAAGCTGCCACTCTGTGAGCAGGAGGCCTCCAGCGTGTCTTTTGGCAGGGTCAGTGAGCCGCTTCCAACGGAGGCCGAAGAGGCGGAGGCAGAGACCGTTGGCTTGGGCCATGTCAGGGCACCGTCGATGCTGACCGTACCACCGCTGTAGGTCCCCTGGAAGTAGTCAAATCTTACAGTGGCGGTTGCGGATGTGCGTTTTTGATACAGGCCAACCTGTAGCGGATCGTGCCCCGCAAAATCATTGCGGGTAAATGTCTTGACGCTTGTCCATGAATCCCCGGGGTTGGCCTTTCTGTATGCCGTAAAGACATTGCCAACCCTGGCCAGCCTCACATATACATTGCCGGATGACAGATTGCCGGAGGTATTGACGTCATTGGTCAAGTCTCCCCACCATAGATTTGGCGAAGAATCCCATCCTATTGCAACCCAATCCTCCCCTGCGGAGGCGTTAGGGTCTCTGCACATCAACCCCTGAAAGGCGCCCGCATTGACTTGTGTCAAAGCGACATCTATATCGAAGTCTCCCGTTACCAACTGATACACAAAGGGGTGGGTCATAGGGGCGTCCGTCGTTGTCGTGGAACTGGTGATGCGGAGATTTCCGGTGTAGGTGATATCGACGTCCATAGCGCTGGCGTTGTCGGAGTTCAGGACATTCCACCCATAGAGCTTGACGCCATCCCCACCCGATTTGAGGTCCTGTTGTGTGCTTACTCCAAATTGATCAGCCATTGTTTATCATCCTTTAGAAGCTGTCTGAACCAGGATTACACGGATTCAAGGATTTACAGGAAAAAGACATAAAGCCTTTTTAACCTAATCCTGGTAATCGGTGTAATCCGTTAAGTTAAATTTACTCCCTACGGTCGCAGGCGTGGTTCAGACATCTTGCCTCTACTCTGCGGGCATGGTGATGGAGAAGGTTGATATGGTCTGCACCGCCCCTGAAGAGATGGAAGTCGATGACATGTTCAACTGAGCGCCGGAGGTTGCCACGGAGCCGTCGAGTCGTTCGTCGGTCTGTGAGGAGGAGCCTCCGTCTGAGGGTGCAACGAGCCTGAACCATCCGGCCGTCCCTGTGGCCACGGCAGTGCCCGACCATGTCTCGCCAACCGTCTTTGCCAGGACGCCGGCAGAGGAATCCCCAAAAGTCAACCCCGCAGCGCTGCCGTCGGAATAAATCGTGCATAACAACGTGCCCGTGGGGGCATCGTTTGACGTGGTTGGCTGTGAACCCGTGTATATCTTGATAAACCCCTTGCGGAATATCTCCTGCACACTGGCAGCGGCATGTGAGAGGGTAATTTCGTCAAAGTAACACACGTCAGAGGCCCCCGTGCTTGAAGTCTCAAACGACAGGTATATCGACGTCGTTGATGACCCCGTCCTGAAGACCAGGTCCTTTTTGACCCAACTGCCCGCGGCGTCGTCATGTATGACCTCAAGGAGTTCGTTACCCCCGGAGGTGGAGCCAACCATGCACTTGCCGCTTACGCCCCCTGAGACGGGCTTCTGGTAGTAGTAGGAGACCCTGTACAGTTGGTTGGACTTGACCGTGATGGCCGCGGCGGTTGTGAACTTCCCCACGGCCGCCCCCGACCCCGTGCATGAGGCAAATCCCGCCGAGCCGTCAGCGCCGGTGCCGGAGTTGCGTACCGTTGTGCCCGAGAGCTGGCTCCAGCCTGTGAAGTCGCTTGCAAACGTGCCGTTGGTGAACATGTTAGTATTGATGCCGAGCATCTTGTTCCTTAGACCTGTGGATAATCTTAGTGCCATGTTTCCTCCTTGTTGTTTGTTTTAATACGATTTATATAGCAGTCACTGATTGCAGATCGGGAACCGGCATGGCAAGGCTGTAACTGCCGCTATCCTTGTCCCTGGTTGTCATAAGTGAGTTTTGTGGATTAACAGGGGGCATAGTAGGCCCTTGCATGATGCTCAGGTACAACTGCATACCATTGCGCTGCCAGAATACCCCCGTCCCTATCTCACCGACCTCATAGTTGTATGTGTCAGCGGTGAGAAATTGTATCCTGCCCCCGCTTAGTCCTGCGCACTTACCCATCCTCGACTCCCAGAACACGACTTCGCTTCTGCCACTCTCCCCCGGCAACACCCCCATTGCCTGCGTGCCAAAGACCGCTCCACAGTCTGACAACTGCATCAGTTGAAACTTCTCAGGCTCCGTCCCCTTGAGGAAGACGACCTCCTGGGAGGTTGCCACAAAGATTCCGTCCTCCACGGCGGCCACAAGCGTGATCGGGTTGTCAAAGGCAAGCCATCCCTGTGCGGGGTCAAATAGCTCGTATGTGTAGGGCTGGCTGTACCAGAGGGTGTTGAGGCTTGCCACGTAGAGCCTGCCGCGGTAGTAGCAGAGCAAATGCCCCGGGGGTGGTGGTTTCAGCCCCCAGTTCAACAGTGGAGGACCCGTGATGGTCTCTCCACGGTAGTGGTATGGGACAGTAAACCCCGACACTGTATCACTTGGGGTGTTATCCACCGATGCCGCCAGGTATGGGACCTCGCCGTTGGGGGCGCTTACGTAGATGTTTATCTTTCTGACATTTGGGTCCGCCGACAGGGGGCATATGATATCGATACCACCCCCCCTACCCCCCCTAAGGGGGGAGCGTCCTGGAGCCAGGGCAATACTTGCCACGGTTGATGCCCCGCTCTCCTGGCCATCGTTGCGTGTGTAGGTCAGTGTAACCTGATATTGGCCCTTTGACAGTATCCCGGCAGTAGTTGCCGACAGCACGGGGGCATCCGGGGGCAGTATCCCCCACGAACGCACAACGGGTATCGGCCTGGCCGTCACCTCTACGACCCCCGTTACGGCTGCATCGCTGTAGTACACCCTGCCGGCAACATACTGGTAGCTCATCCTCAGACTACCGTTTATGCCACCGGTCAGCGTCCGCACGGCGTATGGTGCAACCACATCCGGGGAAGAGGCCTCGGCACCGCTGACCTGATACAGTTGCAGCAGCCTGTCGTCCTGCCTGAACAGACAGAGCTTGCCGTTGCTGTAGAGGGAGTGTACCTTGCCCTCATAGACCCTCAAAAAACCCGGACGGGTAACAACATTACCAAAATTGTCAATATCCACGTTCACGGCCGATTTCAGATCGGACAGTTCAGGCGAAGATGCCTCCCGGGTTGGTACTACGTTGACCAGCCCCCTGAACGCTGTATGTGTTATCTCATTTGTTGCTGCAGAGCGTTTCTGCGTAGTTGTTGTCTGCTTCATTGTCTCTCTATCCGCCTTATAATTCGGCCCTGTAGCAGGTATCAACGTAGTCATTGACGAGAGTGTCTTTCTTGACATCCTCTATGAACCTGTGCCAGATGTCGTTGTACTTTTGTCCCCCGGTTGGGTTAAACGTCTCGGTGTCGGTCTTTTCGTAAGCCCTGCAGAGGATACCGGCAATGAGCCTGGGGTGGTATCTGTAGTTTACTTCCGGCTCGAGGTCCTGTGCCGTTGGGGTCAGTTCGTTTATGGGCAGCCTGTAGACGGTCAGACGCAGTGTGTCGGATTTATCGGGAGTGGGGTACAGGGTAAGATATCCACTTGTGGCATCCAGGAGGTAGTTTCTGGGACTTCCGGTGGTCTGCTCCCAGTTGGCGTTTAAGGCATCCATGTAAGGCTGTGTGACCCTGACCAGCAGGGTACCAGTACCCTGGCTTACGACACGCTTGAGGGCAATCACCCTTTTGTCCAGCGCATAGGCGTTTACATTGGCGCTGACATCTATGCGGCAGATATCGGGCGTGGCAGAGTCGATCAACAGACGCGTCTGTATCAGCAGTTCGTTTATGGCGTCGTTGAGGTAATCGACCAGCTCTGCGTCAGACCACAGGTACGGCGGTATGTTGTCTGTAAGCAACTGTCTGGTTCGCTGTAATATGTCTTTAACTGTCATATCTTTATACTGTGGTTCCTCAGAGCCACATTTACCTCCTTGTGTACAGTATTTGGGGTGAACCACCCCCGGCAGAGATATACACCAGGGGTGTGCTCACTTTTATCTCTCTCTTTAGTTCAGGTCTTCACATGTGACATAGACGTCAATGACGGCGGTACTGAGGTTGTTTGCCGGGGTGAGGTCAATGCTTGTTTCGGTGGTGTAGATCTTGCCATCGGCATAGGCGTCGCTTGCCGTGCTCTGTGTGATCGCACCTGCGGCTGCGTTGAGGTTTACGCTTGCGTCAAAACCGTCAGTATCCGCGCTGTCCCCTATGGTGCATGTAGCGACGGCACCCTCGGGGGTAACGATCTTTGTGTACACCTTTGTGACGTGTGTGTTGGCCTTTATCTTAACGATGTTGATCGTATCTGAGGCTGTTGCGTTGTTTGCGCTAAAGTCGAGCCTGTTCTTTATCCGGTATTGCTTGTCGATACCGTTGTGTGGTATGGCCGATGTGCCGCCTGTCAGGTCTATTGTTGCCATTGTTCGTTCTCCTTAAAAGTTATATGTTGTTTTATTGATATCCCTCTGACTCTTGTATTCCCCTCCCTTGATACCCAGGGTGAGGGGAGGGTGTTTTATAGCGCCTGCTATCTCATTGCATACAGGACGCCAAGTCCTTCGGGTTTGATCACCTTAAAGCCGTACACGTGCAGTCCCCTGACGAGGTCTCCAAATGTGCTCTCAGCCCTTAACGTCTCTACCCTGATGATCTGCGAGGCAAAGGTCAGCGCCGACCTGTGGCCAAAGAGTATCTTGTTGACCGTGTCTCCGGTGTCTACAACGCTGCCAACGTGGTTGCTGCTATAGACGTCAAAGCGGTCAATGGAACCGATACGCCCGTTTCTCAGTATGGAGACGGTGTCGTTGGTCAGCGCTGCGTCCTTGAGGTCGGACTTCTTGATCATCCCGGCCAACCACGCAGGGATAACCAACCACCTGCCGGTCTCTGGGATGTTCTGCTCATCCAGTACCGATGCGCAGTCTACGATGTAGTCCAGGACGTTGGTCTTTGTGATCTGTATCGGAGCGCCTGTCTTACCGATGTCAATGGCCCCCGAAATCTTTCCGGCCTTGTCTCCCATGTTGCTTGAGTGTGCCTGTGAGGGGACGGCGCTGAGGACCTCGGAGTCTATGACCACCTTGAGCTGCTCTGCGGCATCGCTGCTCCAGAGGTCTAAGAGGTCTATGTCAGACTGCCACTTGTCAACGTCATCACAGGTAAAGGCAAAGTACTTGCCCTTGTCGATCAACAGGTCAACGGCCGGTGGTGCATCGGGATTGTCGTACTCGAGCTTCTGCCCCTTGACGTAGTCCCTGATGGTGATATCCGGTACCGCACGGATGTAGACCAGGTCGCCCTGCTCCTTGATATCTCCCTCGTATGTGGTGTTGGAGATGTCGGTTATCACGCTGGTTGCATAATACTTTGCCAGGAGCTTGCCTGACCATATCGCCCGGCTGAACTTGCCCTGTGAACTGCTGCCATAATCGGGATAGCCCGATACCTTTGCTAGTGCCATGTTAAAGAATCCTCCTTGTAGTTTTTTTTTGTTACCGTACTCGATTGTTAGTTAGTGACCCTGCCTTCGTTGACGGCACGGGCGATCCTAAGTTCTATGTCACGGGCATCCTTCTCTCTGCCCCTGTAGCGGCCTGCGGCTACTGCCCTGTAGAACTGCTCTATCTGCTGATTTGTAAAGACCTCCGGGGCGTTGTTTACTCCGGATGTGGAACGCGGCGGAGCCAGAAATCTCTCCATGCCTGCACCTGAGCGCCCACCTGTCTCAGCCGTTGGCTGACTCTGTGGTGGTGTGGGCAACTGTGTCTGCGTTGTTGTTGTTGCCTGCATCTGTTGTGTTGCTGCCTGGGTCTGTGGCAGTGCAGGGACAGGCTCGTTGATGTTAGCGTAACTTATGCTGAGACCTATCATCTTTTTCAGAACGTCATACATGAGGGGGTTCTCCATGCGGAATGCTGCAATCTGCGAGTCCTTGACAAGCTCATTATCAAGGGCATCGTTGTTGATAGCACTGCCTGCGTTGTCTGTCTGGGCAACCTGCCTTGGGTCGTCCCCCACAGGCATACCCTGGGAGTCAATGCTGATGCCGGGGATAGCGTCCCCCAACTCACTTAATACTACCGTAGAAACTTCATTTAAGGTTTCCATAAATCAAAATCCTCCTTTGTGTTTTTTGTGTGCAATGTTCATTGTTTAATTCTTGCCATCACTTGCGTATACATGTAGCACCCTTGCCAGTTTCTTGATTACGTCGGCCTGCTTCTTGTCAGGGAACGCTTTGTCTACATCGTCCTCAAACGCCTGCAAGGAGGGCA